CCTCCATTAGTGAATGAATACAAAATACAAATAAATAAAACTGCCGATTATTACAAATACAGTGACCGCTTTATCGTCCATTAAAATACTCTTCTATAATATTGCGTATCTGTTCTTGAATCTTTGGAAGTCCCTTTTTAGTAAGTAGGCCCTTTTTACACGCCTCTTGTGCAAGAGTGAATTTTACATTAGCAGGGACTTTAAATGTTATACTTACTGTGGGAGAGTCCTCGCTTAATTTTGATCTGCCGCCGCTTTTTTCTTCTGTCTGCATTGTGCCCTTTCTGAAAAATTAAAATTTATGTCCGTTTTATCCAATCTATTTCAAATACAAAAAACAACCACCCAAACGTTATTCCCACTTCACCTTGATAGTTGGTGCCAATCGAAATATAAGGCAAAGGAAAAAAGCATGAAGATATAAATTTCTGCCTTTCTAATTTTGGCTTGTAAAAGTGCCATCTAAAATTAGTTCTCATTTTCTGCCTTATTGTTAAATTCTATATTCCCATATTTTCTTAATCGTTTTATTACTACAACCAATCTGTTATTTTCTTTTTCAAAGCTGTCTCTGTCATTTGTAATATTTTCAAGTTGCCGAATAGTGTGTAAGAGCATGTTTCTTAAATCTTCATCTTTTAGATTTTTTACATGTTCTATACTGTCTTTAGAATACGAATTGTTTTGGTCGCTTCTAAGCATTAACAACCTCAACTCTGTTAATCAAATCGTTATTCAGGTGTGTGTAGAAATCTATTGAGAAGCAATATGGAGAAAATGGTTGTTTTGAAACAATAGCCTTTGACTCTTCAATTTTATTAACATGCACAACGCAGTTGTTTATTTTTACTAAGTTACCAACTTTTAATTTTTTAACCTGTGTCATTTTCGATTCCTTTGTTTGAGTGTTGTGTCATGTCTATAGTAATAATATAACACAAAAAACTTCTTTTGTCTATAGTTTCGTTAAAATAGTTTGTTTTACTGTACTCAATATTGTACTCAAATTAAAAAATCTTTTTCCTACACTTTCGTTTTACATTGATTATATTATTTGTAGAGTGTCGGAAGCTCAGAAATCCAAGCCCACTAATTCATATTAAAAACGCACCTTCCTTTCCGACACTGTGCTGTGATGCGGTGGGCGTTTATTTTGGAGGTTCAATGAAAACACCTGAAGAGAAATATAATAATGATGGTTTTTATAGGCAATGTGTTGATATGTTGGAGAATTTAATAGGTCAAGCAAAGTCAACACCTTCAGAGGTTCGAGAAATGGCTATGTTGGCGTGTCTTCATTATGAGTGGAAATGTTTACCGCGCAACGTGCTTTTGAGTGCTGAAGATGAGAGGGCGCTTGAAGGTATTAGATTGTGGAGAACAACGCCAAGGCATTTAAACACAGAAGCACCAAAGGAAGGTTTGGGGGGATGAAAATATTATCATGTTGGTTTGTCGCTATGCTATTAATGTTCTACCTTGCTTTCTTGGCGTTTAGAGGGACTTACAATTATCTACATACAAACGGGTTAAAAGGTGTTGTTGAACAGGTTTGGGAAGGTAATGAAGAATGAGTGATGATAAAACACAAAGCGAGTGGGAAAAAGAGCAGGAAAAGCTTGATAACCAATTGAGAGATGCTCTTGAAGATTCTAAAGAACGTGGAGATTTCCAGTTGTGCAGACTCCTAAAAAAAATAGAAATCGGTAACCAATCAAAGCAGGGTGGCGGTATGAAAAAATTCTATCTTATATTAATCCTACAGTTTCTACTTATAGCAGGCTTAGTCTACATTATGACAACCCACTATAAAGAAGTTCACTATGTAGAGCAAAAGTCAGTTCCTGATACTGTAAAGGTTTTGGCTCATAGATATCATGTTGACACTGTTTCTATTACAATAAGAGACACTATAAAAGAGATTGAGTATATACCTAAGATAATTCCTGAAGACTCTCTAATATTTAGACTGTTTAGCCCATATAATAAAAGTAATCTGCAATTAGATAGCGTTTGTACTTTAAGAGTTGAGGGGAGATAATGAAAGTAAATAAGAATCCTATAACAAATATACAATTCCTTGCAATGGAACAAGGTGGGAAAAAGTATTATTGCGAAGTAGCGTTGAGAAAAGACGGAACTTTTGAAATAATAAAAGATGAAAAGAAATGTAATCATGATCACTCTATAAGAGGCATCTGCCAGAAATGCGGGAATGATGAAAGTAAATAACGAGTGTCTTGTAAGGGACGGAAGAGTAATTGCAATAGTTACCGAAAAAGAAACGGACGGCAAAGGAAACACTGATAGAACTTACTCAACTATAAATGGCCTGTTTGATCTCATGTCAGATTTGAAAGAGAATATTGTTGTTGATAAGCTTTTATATGACACTTACCAAAGATTGATTGATTCAGAAAAGCGTTTTCAGGACATTACCAGGGAAGAGATAGAAGAATCTATAATAGAATTTCCTTGTAAAGGTTGTAAATTATCCAGCAGAACAAACGGCCCGGGTGAAGATGATGAATGCAGGCATTGTTCAAGGCCATATTGTGACAATTACGATTCTGAACCTGTTGAAGTAAGGGAGAATATGAAATGAACGCACCTGAACAGCTCATAAAAGATCTTAAAGGTGATGGGGTACAATTAGGCCCTTGGTTCTTGATTTTATAGGTGAAGACTTAGGAGATTATTATAAAATGGAGGCAGCAAAATGAAAAAATGGTTTCTTGTAATTGTTGAGCTCTCGTGTCTATTATTTATATATTTAATGATTGGTGCTGAAAAACAAGCGTGGGAATATGTAGCATCTGTTATCTGTCTCGCGGTGCATGTTAACCTTTTCCATATGAGGCGTACAAAATGAAATACTTAATTATCATCACACTATTAGCTATAGCAAGTTGTAACCCGTTAAATTTTGGAGATACAAAGCTTATTCATTTAGAATCTGACCAGATGGATATTAACTTTGAATGCAACGACAAAATTGTCGCTGATTGGTCTGGATGGTTTGAGTGGGCAAAGAAAGATAATTCATACAAAATCGACCATTTAGGAGTAAGGGTATACAAGACAGATGACCGTGTAAAGATTCGATATACTTTAAAAGACGGTTATCAAACAGAGGCAAGCTATCCAGATAAGAACTATAACAAAATATCTGAGTGTATACCGGATACTATATTGTTTACTAATTTGAAGGTGTGGTATTAATGAAACAATGTAAAGTATGTGGTAAGGATTTAGAAGGGAAGATGTGTATCCATATAGAATCTGATAACCAATATTTTTGTCACTATCACGACTCAGATTGTTTTAATACATGGTACTTGTTATATAGATTATCAAAGTATTTACCAAAGGCGGGGCCGGGGATAACTCACCTTGCAAAATCAAAGGAAGAAAATGAAAATTAAAAACTGTTGTCCTCATGTAGTACCAGCTTTAATACACAGCGAATCACCATCCGGCCATATATTATTTATAATCTGCCCTGAGTGTATGGGAACGGTTAAAGCTGACCAAATCAAGCATAAATTGATAGGACAGTGCAGCAAGGTATTACATGAGCAGTGGAATCAGATGTTAGAAGACCGGAAGCAAGCGACATTGAAAGAAATTAGTAAAATAGTAGACACTCAATCATAAGAGGGCTTTATGCATTTTCACGGAGAGAATACAAGGAAGATAAAAAGCGGCCAGTGTAAGGAAGACGCAAAGAAGATCTTTAGAAAATGGGATGAGTCTTTAAGCGGTCACAACCCATTATATAGTAAAAATGTTCGGATAAACGGTAAGAAAGTGGATTCAAAGGGGAAGGTGATAAAATGAATATACATGAAAGAGTTGATAGAATGGAATTTGTGGAGTGCCCAGCGTGTGCAACAAAGCCAGGGACAGCAGTACTTTGCAATGCTTGCGGCATAAATAGAAGCATTATAGACAAACTAAAAACTCCATTATTAGAACGCATTGAGAAGTTGGAGAAGGGTAATAAGATACATGAGGATATCAAAGAAATGATTGTGGCTGACAATGAAACACTATCAGCATTAAAGGAAATGGCTTTTAGGGTTGAGAAGTTAGAGAAGGAACAAGAGGCTTTAAATCAAAAAGGCGCTACCCTTGAGAGCAGGGTGTATAAGCTTAGCCTGGATGACATAAAAGCTATTAAGCAGATGACAGAGAATGGAAAAGCTCCGGTTGAGACAGAAAAGAAAGAAGTAATAAGAAAGTGTTGTTATGCTGGATTGTGTGCATTACAAATAAAAAAAAGAAAAATGCAAACGTGCAATCGAGCAATGTATAGCCTGTTTGATCATGGTTGCGAGTGTTTAGTAGAGGAAACAGTATAAAACAAAAAAGGGGAAGCGATATCGGTTCGAGTCCGGTTTAAGAATTGGTAAAACAATTTGTATAGCACAACAGGCAGTGCACTTCCCAAGTATCATAAAAATGTCGGGGGTTCGAGTCCCTCCAAGTAAGGAGCAATGTATAAAAGGTGCTACTATGCTTGTAGGCCAGTTGGTAGAGCCGGGGGTGTCGCTGGTCGGCATCCTGTCGAAAATAATAATTTTAAATATAAACGAAAGGCTGTTTATGGCTAAGAAGAAACTAACAGAATCAGACTGTCAAAGACTTGTAAAAGAAGTACACAATGAGGAAAGGGTGAAGCTGGAGGAGAGGTTTAAGGCTGACGTTAAACAACGAATGAATGCGGTTGAGCGCAGCAAAAAATTGGTGGAGCACAGAGAGAAAATTCTTGATTATGCTAAAAAGAGTCACGCTGTAGATGTGGAAGAACTTAAAAAGCTTGAATCTGCTGACCTCGATCAATGGGGGAAGGATAACCCGGAGAAGCAAACCAACCAAGTTATATTTTGTGGTGGCGGTCGTAGAGGTGGTAAAAGTTGGTTAAGAGATTTGTATTGTAATTCTGATATGTGTGAAAATTACCAGCATCCTATTGACTCGTTTCGTATGGTCACAGAAGCAATGAATCAGTATTCAAAGTTTTTTCAAATCCCAATTGTAGATTAATTTCACTGGTTGATAGATCCATCAATTAAAACTATTATAATGCACAGGTTTGCATGTTCCTACTATAAAAAAACATGCACTAATTAACTAAAGAAGTATAGATAATAGAGAGAGGTTCTCCTTTATTCGGGGAGAGCCTTTTTAAAGGAAAGAATGATTAAAATATACTTACTATCAATTTACATAATATCTATAACACTATTTATAGTTGTAGATGTCACAAGACCAGAGCCAAAACCAACAGGAAAAGTATTAAAGGCTACAGAATTAAACACGTTTATGGATAGTATCCACAAGTTATCCACATTTTATTAACAACTAATTAACATTTTATCCACATTCTGATTTTACATTGATTATATTGTGGGTATGGCAAGACCATTAAAAGAAATTCCCCAAGAAACATATGATTCTATCTTTAGCGAGATAGCCACAAGTAGTAAATCACTACAAAAGATTTGTGTAGGTTTAGATATTCCTTTCAGAACTATATACTCTAGATTAAATACAGATGAAGAGTTGTTGCAGCAATACACACGCGCGAAAGACGAACAGGCTGATTATTTAGCAGACGAAATGCTGAGTATTGCTGATGATTCGACAAATGATTTTATGCTTGATAAGGTTGGAGAGGATGACTACGAGAAGCTAAACGCTGAACATATAAATAGATCAAGGTTGAGAATAGAAACACGTAAATGGATTGCTTCAAAGCTGAAGCCTAAGAAGTATGGCGACAAGATTGAACACACTGGCAGTTTGGATGTTGTAACCAAAATAGAAATTGAGGTTGTAGGAAAAGGAGACGTTAAAAAATGATTCTGAAGCCTCAAATATCAGATAAAATGATGTGGTTATTTGAACAGATAAAAATGTATTTAATTGCTGAGGGTGGGCGTGCTGGCCAGAAGTCATATGCTTATGCTGATATGTGTTTATGTAGAATGATTCAAGCTTGTATAAAAGTCGCTGTGTGTAGAGAATTTAAAACTACTATAGCTGATTCGGTACACGCCTTGTTGAAAGAGCGTATTAAGTTTCACGGCATAGAACATTTATTCCATGTAACAAATAACTCAATAGACTATACGCCTAATGGTAGTAGATTAATATATAAACATCTTCATGACAACGAAACGGAAGTGAAGGGTTTACAGGGAACAATGATATGCTGGATATTTGAAGGGCATAACTTGTCGGCAGAATCTTGGAAATATTTAGATCCAACAATAAGAAAAACCCCTGAGATGGATAGAGAGCCTGAGTTTTGGATAGAGTTTAATCCTGAATACGCTGACGATTTTGTATATAAAAAGTTTGTAGAGAGTAATGATCCCGATGTTGCGCATATTTATTTGACTTACTTAGACAATCCTTGGTGCCCTGAAGATATAAAAAGAAAAGCAGAGAAGTGCAGACGAGAAGATGAAGACGAATACAACCATATATGGTTAGGCCAACCAAGGAAAACAGGCGGTATAGTATATCCGATGTTTGATCCTGATGTCCATATTCGTGACGTTGATCTTAACAGAATAGAACCTGTTGCCAATTTCTTCATGGGACAAGATCCTCACACTGTTTACTATCCATTTTGTGTATGGCTTGGCAGAGAACCAAGGGGAGACGGTACATTTAATTATTATTTCTACAATGAATATCCAAGGACTGACAGTAATGACTTTAACGGAAAATACTACTGGGAATTGCGAAAAGAAAAAAAGTGTGCGCTCACCCTCAAACAAAGAGCCACGTTATATAAACTCTTGGACAATACAATCAGCAAGACGATTCCTGCTATTAGACTCACAGCGAGGGGTATTGACACGAGGTTTGCAAAAGGAGCTGGCACAGGTTCAACAACCAGCAACACAAGAGGAATAATAATAGAAATGGCTGATCCTGCCAATGGTGGGTTAAGTTTTGAGTGTCCACCTGAATACATGATTGATTCACAGCGGGAAAGAATAAAAGAATTACTCACTTATGATACATCATTGCCTATCACAGCATTTAACGAGCCAAGACTATATGTGTCTCCACACTGTCACAATGTTATAGACGCTTTTAAATTCCACCGCTTTGATAGAGACGGCAAAGAGCGTGAAGATGAAAAGCGCAAAGACCCAATGGATGCGGTTAGGATTGCAATGGCAACAGAGCAACAACACGCACATAAATATAAGAAAAAAGAATCTAAATATAAAAAGCCTCAGAGTGACGCGGTAACAGATATGAGAGCCGCTTTCATGGGGAAAAAATCAACAATAAGTATGAGGTAGTTATGAAAGTTTTGTTAGCACTATTAATAATTATATCAATGTCTTTTGCTGAAGAGTTTAAAGATATTAAATACGAAATAATAGCAGAGAATGCACGATACATAACTGTATTAATAGAGGAAAAAGGAACAAAGGACGCACAAACAACGCTTGATTACATATTAGCGGCTGAGGTTCAATACAATATAGAGTTTGTAAGCGCTGTAACAGCTTACGCTTTTATTTTCAAAAAGAGGGTAAAGAAATGAAAAAGTTAATGTTTGTATTATTGTTAGTATCTTTTTGTTTTGGCAGAAATCCAATGAAGACAACTTGGTCTACTGGTACTGAGTTTCTGGATACTATAACAGGATTTAAAGCCGATTCAATGAAATATACTGAAGTGTTTAACCTGTCAGGCTATGAGAATTTAAGAATTGACGTTTATGTAAATGATACTTCAAGCGCTGGTTTTAGTGCAGATAGTACAGAATTTATATGGGGAATACAGACAGGCCATTTTACCAAGGATTCAGCAGGAAGCAATGATACAGCTTGGAACCCTATTAAGTATCTGTGTGATACTCTCAGCCGTTTGGATAGTTCATATACTAAAGCCGATAGTAATTTTGTTGAAATAGATGGAGATGACTCGTATACCAATGTGAAGAAATTAACCGATACATTGAACGTAACCGGATACGCTTACCAAACTTGTAATTTTGCACCTAACTATGATGTATTGTATCGTGGATGGGTCAAAGGAATTGCAAACAATGATAAGAGCAGCTTTTTAGATATCAGGATGCTATTTGTACAACGGAGACGGCCTAAAAGATAATGATTGATTTAATTAAAGGCTTTAAAAAACATGAAAAGCTAATCTCTCAGTATATTACTGACAGAAAAGTTGCTTATGAACGCTCAAAGTGTAAGAAGTTTCTATTACAACACATTGAGCGTCTTGATTCATCTTGGAATATGGAAGTTCCTGGTGATTCGGGCAATTCGTATCAGGGGCAACTGTGCTACGCTTTAGTTAAACAAATTATGTTAAGTAAAAGGGCTCTGTTTACCTCCAATTACAGACAAGATCCTGTCTTTACAATGTCACCTATCGGCATGACTCCCGCAGCAAGTGCAGAGGCTATGCAACAGGCGGTAGAGAGAAACAACCAATTAACCAAGTTTAGACACAGCTTTTTAATCCCTAACATTAATAAAATGATTCGGTGGGGCACTGGTGTTGCCTATACTGAATATGACAATGTGAGCGAAGAGGGATATAAAACCACAATTGACGCTCTTGGCAATGTTAAAAGAGAATACGGTATAGTAAAACGTGACGATCTGATCAGAACCTATGATATAGATGTGAGAAACTACGGCCAGAATCCGGATATTATAAGCGCTGAGGAATCAGATATAAACTGGCATATTGAGCGCTGGAAAATGTCAGAGCTTGAAGCCAGATATAAAGCCAATCCAGAGAAATATATAAAAGAAAATGTTGAAAAGGTAATTAAGAGTATTAAGCAAAAACATTTCTTCCAGGATAAACAATATGTAGACGCACAGGGCCGGGAGTCGATGAAAGATTATGGTCGTTATATCCCTATGGATGTTACAAGAGGGCAGGCACAGATTTTTATTACAGATAATACTGACGATGCGACATATTATAATTTTGAAATGGTCGGAGATATCATAGTTTCATTTCAGGATAATCCGTATGATATGGGGATGAAACAACACACAGTCTTGGCATGCGAGCATAGAATAGAATACTTCTGGGGTGATACTCCTGCAAGTTACAGCATACAGAATGAAAACACGCTCAACCTATTGCATGGAATGTCTGTTGAAAATGCTATACAGTCTATGGATAGGAGAATCTTTTATAATTCAAATGCTATTGATCCTGATTCGTTTGATAGGACTCCTTTTAATGGTAGAATCCCGGTAAATGTTGCAAAAGATGTCAATTTAAACAATGTATTATACCAATCGCAACCACAAGACACCGCAGGCAGTGAAGTTGCACAGGCTCACGCTATCGTATTGGAAAATCATCAAAGAACAACGACAGAGCCGGATCTTAATCGTAACCCGTCACAGGGTGGCCCGTCTAATAAAACAGCGACAGCAGCAAAGATAATTGATGATCTCGGAGCCAATCAGGACGCAGACATTTTAGAACAATATTCAATGGATCTTACAAGAGTTGGTGAGAAAATAATGAATGGAATTGGTCAGTTTGTGGCGAATACTCACCCGTTAATCATTCCACAGGAGAACAAGCAGGAAGTAATAGAGATACATAAAAATCAATTACTTGGTGACTACGCAGCAAAGGTTGACACTGCACTACAAAGAAGTTACTTAGGTGATGACGTTAGCATAAAGAACCATATTACATGGTTAAACAATCTTGTTAATAGCGGTGTTCCTGTAAATCCTAATTGGAAGTATTTAACTGAGAAAGCAACTAAATTGAGCAAAGTATTAGACTCTGAACAGGTATTTTTAGCAGAAGAACCACAGCAACCAGGACAACCACAATTACCTTCAGGTATTCCAGGCGCACCGCCTCAACCCGGAGGGTCGATATTATGAGAACGTTTATTAAATGGCTATTTAAAGGAGAATTTGAAATAGAGAAGCAACAGTATATAGCAAAGTCTAAAAAATTGCTTGAAGATACAGAGCGAGCCACAAAAAAAGAGTATGTGAGATTCAACCCTATTCCTATCAATTCAGAGGCCTTTATACATGGTATGCAGCCATTTATTAAAAGTGAAAGCGTTTTGTCTTGGTTGCAAGGATACAAAGATAGCCACATAAAAGGGATAACAACCTCTATGCTTGGTGGATACGATAAGAAAGTATTAACCGGATCGGCACAACTTGCAATGGTTGAAATACTATTAAGTGATTTAGAAAAGTTTGACCAAGCTTATAAGTTAATGATTGATTCAAAGAAGGATAAAAAATGAGTTTACACGCATGTTTAGAGTTTAACGATGATAATACAATACAGGTTTCAATGAATAAGCCTACCATAATGGAGAGCGTGAAACTGTCTGCAAAGAATCTTGATGACTTATCAGCAACTATAAAAAAAGGTAAGGAAATATTAAGCAAGATGAAGGGCAGAGACAACGATTTAAATACATTTATGGGTGGAAAGGTGGGTAAATAATGGAATTTAACGAAGCATCAGCAACAGAGATACCAGAAGTGGCAGAGAACGACACAGCGGTCGCAGAGCCAACAAACGAGCCTACAATAGAAAGTATTTTTGCAGATAAACCAACGGAGCCGATCACTCCAGAGGAAAAAATAGAAGATAAACCAGCAGCAAAGGAGGAGCCGAAAGAGGAGCCAAAGGAAGCAATAACTCCTGAAGCATTTAACGAGGCTTCAAAAACTGCATTTAATACAGAGGATGGTAGTTTTGACTCAGAAAAGATTCTTGGATTCATGGCCGGTGAAGAGAATTTTTATGACAATATCAAGTTTGAACCTGTAGAAGCATCAACCGAAAAAGAACTCGAAAAAACGCCAGATGTTGTATACCAGGATTCAATTAATGATTTGGTAAAGGACTTACCAGAGCTATTAAAACAAGATATCGATCAAGGCTATACCGCAGAACAAACGCTTGAACGTCTTCAAAATTCATTATCAGAGCTTTCCTCTAATCGCGACAGTTCCACCGAGAAATATAATGAGCGAAAGAAGTTTGAAAATGATATAAGAAGCGAGTATAAAAATATCAGCAATGAGAAGATTGATAATAATATTGTGTCTGTTAATAATAAATTAACGTCACGATATAAGGACTTGATGCCTGGAGTAAGTGCAGATGATGTGTTGAATAAATTTGCGCTAGATCCTGCCCTTGGCGGTAAGTTGTTAAAAACTATTTACAATCTTGGTAATAACGCTGATAGTTCTTTGAGCAAGGAAGATCAGAAAGCAGCATTAAATAATTGGACACGTAATTTTCAGGCGAACGGTGAAGGTATGAGAGCAATTGCCGAAGCTGGAGAAAATGCTTGGATTGTCCCACAAGTACCCGGGATGATGAAGGGTGCTTACGATAAAGGTTATGCCGCTGGACTGTCTCAAAGAAACGCAACAGGCGGGAAACCGCAACCAAATAACGTACGAACAAATAATAATGAAATGTCTCAGGCTATGTCTACATTCATGAGCCGATAAATAAAGGATAAATTATGGCTAACACACCAGTAGCAACCCCAATTGTACAGGATGATTTAAGTATAAGTCAACTGGATATGCGGGAAGTATCGGATGAGATCCGGTATTTAGGGTATGGATCTGCAAAGATTTCTGTGCTCATTGAAAATGCACTATATAAAGACGGCAAGCGAGAAAAATCGCCTGCATTAATTGGCAAACGTTCACTTAAAACAGGCAATCCCCGTTTTGAGATGTATACACGCTCACCACGTGCCGATACTGTAACGGTAACAAGTGGAACAGAGATTACATCAAGTGGTTTTGCTGTTTCTTCTGTGGCTGGAGTGCCTATCGAAGCACTTTTATACAATCCACGCAATAACACAAGGGCACGTATTGAAACTATTACGACTCTGACTATTAAAGGGTCTTCAGTTGGTGCAACTACTTTTAGTTGTCAGGCTGGTGATGTGTTGATGATTCTTGCAACTGCGACTGATGAAGTGAGTGATACTTCTCACGTAATTAATGGTACTGACGATCAGAATTACAACACTCTTCAGATTTCCCGCTGGTCTGTTTCAATTTCTTGGTTAAAAGAGAAAATCAAACAGCATGCAGGTGGCCCAAGACTTTCCAGAGAGAAGCAACATCTACTTTGGGAATCAATGGAAGCTATGGAACGTAACTGGATTTTTTCTGAAATGACCGCAGATAAAGCCACAAAGAATACTACTACAGGTATTCAAACTGGTTTTACTGGTGAGTTTATGACTAATGATGGGCTTGTATCACTTGCTGCAAATAGCGTAAATGCTAATAACGCTGGTGATCTTTCTTGGATACGTCAGAATTTACCACTTTCAATGGGTGATCAGATGAATGATGACGATACTTATATTGCTCTTTGTTCAAACGAGTATCATGGTAGATTGGTTGATGAGATGGACGCGAAACTTTCTCTTGATAAATCCGGAGAGCTTGATAAATTTGGTATTACAGCTTATGATATTGTAACAGCTGGGCCAAAAATTTCTTTAGTTAAGCACAAAGCTTTTAATCAGGAAGCATTGAAGGACAAAATGCTTGTTATGGCTCCAAGGAACCTTGGATATGTATATCAGCAAGACCATGATTTACAGCCAAATAACGGTATTCAGGATAATAAAGCTTTCTTCACTCAGGATGAAATCTATGCATTCCACGGTATTGAGACTAAAGACGCTGGTAATACTTTAACTTGGGTAACTGACCTATTCTAAGAAAGGGGCATATCATGAAAAAGTTTCTAATATTATTTATTGTGTTGTTCGTTTCTTTTCTGTATGCAGCAGATTCAACCGCAGTAATAGCAGCAACTGTTGAAAATGCAAATATAGATAAGCAGTCTACTCCAGGCTCTGATATTATCAGGCACACAGTTTTTGATAATACAGAGGATACAGGAGATACTATTGCAGTTGATGACTTTTTGATTGTTGGGCCTTTTCCTCTAAATTTTGGTGGAACGAATCAACCAAATCACAAATCATTGAATCTTGTTGGAACAAATTTGGCCGCAGGTGATAGCTTAGCCGTGTTTTACCAACTTGCAGCTACTAATAGTATTCTTGATACGTCTTCCCGGTGGAAAGCCCTTGGTGATACAATTATGCCATTATTAGGGCCATTACAAACCACTTTAGATGTGTCTACTGTTGCAGCTCATTATATATGGTTAAGGTTTAATAACTTTACTGCATCGGCTGTAATTGTTCCAGATTATCAGTGGTTGTATTTTAGAAAGAACCAGGACTATACAAAGAAATAGATAACTTGGTAGGGGTGTAAAAAGCCCCTACTTTTAAGGAAATTATGACAGATCGAGAAAAAAAAGATAAACGAAATAAAAGAGAACGTGCAAAACGTGCTCAGAAAAGGGAAAATACTATGTCTAAGGAAGTAAAAGAAACTAAGGAAGTAAAGAAAAATAAACTTCCTAAAGAACGGTACTATTCTTACAATAAAACTGATAAAGTTTTTTTTAACGCAGTTAATAGGACAACCGGAGAGCCTCTTATAAAAAGAGACAACAAGAATATTGAACGGTACAACGCGGCCGGTGATCCTATAATTATTCAAAAATCAAAACCGTTTACCACTCTTAATGATAAGATGTCGAAGGGTTATTTGTGCTTTATTGAAGTTGATCCTAATACAGAAGATCTTCAGGAGCAGGAACTGATCAAAAGATTGCGATATCTTGCCAATGAGCGCGAAGATGTCAACCTGTGGAATGAAGAAACACACGAGAAAACAAGCAACTTTGCAGCCTACAAAGAGAAGCAAGAGAAAAAAGGCCTTATTGATGAAGTTGCGGATCTTAAAGCACAACTCGCAGCTATAGAGGGTAAATAGTGTCATATTTTAAAAGTACATATGCAGACGATATACAGCCGATTTTATCCGATTGGACTATAAACAGCCGGTCGGGTAAATCGGTATCGGATTTGCAATTGTCGTTAGCTAATCGGGCAACACAGAACCTTTGGAATAAAAAGGCGTGGTCTAATCTCGTGTTGCTTGTCTCATTGTCTCTTGATTCTAATGGAGCTTATGCAATTGATACAAACTTATCAGACTTTGGGCGTATTGTTGATATTGCAGATTATAGCGATAATGTACCAACTCAATGGTATGAAGAGGGCAACGATGAAACGTTTGGTTATAAGATGACGAATGCGTTTACCAAAGCAGCCGGACAAAGCCGCGTAATGACGTTTAATAATCCAAGTGTAATTAGTTTAAAAATGAGATATGTTCAAACGCTGGAAAAGTTTACAGGATCGGGCACAGAATACAGTTATTTTCCTGCCAATCTGGTTATACTTGAGGCTCAAAAGATCAATACATCCAGTAAAGGAAACCCAAAACAACACCAATTATTCGTACAAGAGTACAATGATGCGTATAACGACTATAAAAACACTACTCAATGGGTTAACGCTAATACAAGGCCAGTTATGAGAGATCATTATGGTAGTAAAGTAACACCGCAGACATTTTCTTTAGCTGGTGGCAACCCTGGCAGAAGAAATAACACAGATTCAAACAAAACTTTGAGGTTTAATAGATAATGTCTTTAAAAGCATCAGATAAAGAAAAAGTTATAGACTTTATTGATTACACAGGAGGGGTTAATTTAAATGATCCTGCTATCTCTATACGTGGAAATCAATCAAGTGATTGTCTGAACGCTATTTTTCCAAAGAATGGTTTTAAGAGGTGGCCCGGAGCCATAAATTTAACGGCTCAGAATGCCATTGACGATTTGTTAAGGGGAGAGTTTCACCATGCAGAGATAGACGGTTCACAGCACTTATATGAAGTACATGGCGGTAAGTTGTATGAAGTTAACAAGTCTACGGGCGGTTTAACTGAAAAATACGATATGACCGGACAAGGGGAAGCGTGGGCCGACTCTGCATTTGGTAGTTTCTACTGTATTAATGGTGCTGGAGGTTGTAAAATTGAAGGAACCACAGCGTACAGGATTGGAATTGCAGCACCCACAGGTGTAACAGCCACACCACAAACCACAGGGGGAAGTCTTCCGGATGGTGTTTATAAATTATATGCAAGTTATGCAAGACAGGTCAGCGGGGCGGATGTTTTATACTCAACGGGCGGTAAAGATGCAAACGGAGTGTCTTTAATTGCAAATGTTACTATTTCAGGCGGTGGTGGCAGTGGAAGTATAGATATTGCAAGCTTTGCGAATAGTGCAGATGCCCAAGTTGGTAATAAGGTAATATGGATGACCTACGCGGGGCTTTCAACTTATTATTTATGGGATGAAACTGGAGACAATACAACAACATCTTTCACAATAACCAGTGCGACTCCTAACAGCTTAACGCTTACTTATGGCAATAAAGCAGCATTCAACGACCTAATACCGGCTAATTTAGAGTTTCTATTTTTCTTTGATCGTAGACTATTTGGATACAAAAACAATATTCTCTATTTTTCTGAAAAGGGTTTTAATAAATATGATTTAGAGGTATGGCCTTTAAATAATTTTATTAGATATCACCATAAAATTACTGGCTTGTTTGATTGCGGTGGACACCTTTGTATTAACACTAAATCAGATGGGGTAATGTTTCAGCCTTTCGCTGATATAAACGCAAAAGTGGAACATTACGAGAGGCAGACTTCTTTTGAATACATGCGCACAGTTGGAAAGTGGAGCAGCAACCGTATTGGTATGACAGAGGACAGAATCGGCGTGTTTAGAGCCGATACTATGGCCTTTGAACCATTTGACTATGGTTACAATATACGGCCTGTTTTAGATAGGGTATGGGCTGACGATGACAGCGACCATAGACCGTGTGGAATAGTCTATAGGAGAAATAACCGGATAGAATATTTGATATCCGTTATGGACACGAACGTAAACAGCACAAATAATAATAGGACTTTCGCATTAAATTTAAGCAGAACTCTTTTTTATGATGTAGACAACAATAAAACACCCTGGGAAATATTAGGGAGAGGGTGCAATTATATAGTAAAAGATTCTTCAAATACGTTATTCATGGGGCAATCTTTCACAGCGTCAAGCACGATATATAAAGAGCTTTCAACAGCTACAACAGAGATTGGATTATATAAGGACGCTGGAACATATTTGACAACTGCAACTAATATGCTAATGTATGTATTAAGTAAGACAATAAGAGAAAACATGTTTACTGATTCAACTATTGAAAATATGCGGGTATTATTTCAGGCCAAATCAGGTATGACTATTTTAGTTACAATAGTTGATAATCCAGGGAACACAATATCACAGGAAACAGACGCTGCAAGCACAGGACAAACAAACTGGGATTTTACATGGGATGTGGATTCGTGGAGCGCCGAAAGTTTACAACAATACGAGTTTAAAGGCGATCAAGGCGTTCACGGTTACTCTTGGAATATAAAATTATCTCAGACGGCTAACGATATAAATTTTGATATGTCAGAATTAAATGTATTAGTTAAATTACAGACAGGGAACGGAATATGAAAAACATACTTTTTATACTACTTTTCGCAATATCAATTTACTCTTTAGATGATATCACAAAACCATTTATATTTTCACCTTCAACCCCTGCGAGGTCTTCAGAGGTTAACGCTAATTACGATACGGTATATGCAAGGGTAAATGATGTCGTTGATACTGTGAACAAAATGAGAGCGGCCCAAAGCATTGATACAATAACAAGTGATACAGCAAAGATACAGCGTGGAGATATTGACACTTTAACAACCGATACAATGTTTTCAAGCAAGTCAGAAATTGACACTTTAACAGGAGACACGGCATATTATACATTATTGGAATCTCAAAAGGCCAGTATAGATTCAATACTAAACGCTGATACAACTTACAGCAAATATTTAAAATCACAAAGACATAATTCAGACACTACAAAAGCGAATAGTGTAAGCGGTTTGACTTTTTTATCTGCTCATGATAGTGTGGTATTTATTGATAGTGTCGGGCGGGTTGGGATTGGAACACGAACACCCGCAAGCCTTATGGTACTATCCAAGTCAACGGACGGTCAAGAGAGGGCGCAAATTACAAACATGAGCACCGGGACAAGTGGAGAGGCTGCATTGACTTTATCCTCTACAAATAACGGTTTAACAATAAGTTCTTTCATAAATACCCATTCATCGAAACCTTTTGAAAATTCTTTCTCAATGGCTGGTGGTTCTAATTTTAACATATACAATGGAGCTGCGAATAATTTAAAAATATTAAGCTCTGGTTTTATGGGCGTAGACACCACAACCCCAGATAAAAAACTGGTAGTTGCAGGATCAATAAGGGCAAGGGATACTGTTTTTTCAAGCCAATCACACACTAACACAATAAACACAGGACAAGGAAACAATGAAGTATACGCGATGAATCAGGACATAGAGACAACTGATGCCGTGGTATTTGCTACAATTAACACAGGTCAAGGTGTTAATGAATTATACGATATGGATCAAAACGTTTTGACAACTTCTGATGTTACTTTTGATTCTACCTTTTCAGCGACTATTGAATGTGATTCTATTATTATTAATGATACGGGAAGTTTTACTGCAACTTTAACAGGATGCACGACTTCTCCCACGGGAACATGTTTTTATACAAAGATTGGCAATGTTGTAACATTGCAAATCCCAATTGTATCAGGTACAAGTAATACAACATCATGTTCTTTGACTGGACTTCCTGCGAAATTGCAAAAAACCACTGCACCGACAGACAGATTTAACATTGTAGTTTTTGACAATACAGTAGCTGTATTTGGACAAATACAAATAGAAGCAACTGGAACGATGTATTTATATTCTGGCCCAACAGGAACAGTCGGAACTTTTACAGCATCAGGCAGCAAAGGCACAGGTCACAGCTTGCAAGTAACATACAGAATAAGATAAATATGAAAACACAAACAATAAAACTAAACACTTACAGAAACACTCTTATAGGAACCTACAAAAGCGGTTATCATATATTAGTAGAGCTTGACGCCACAAACGGCCCTTTTAATGTAGACTTACCAAGCTGTGAAGGTTCGGAAAATACACAATTCAGCTTTCCAAGAACTGACGAGGTAAGAAGTTTTGATGGTGTTGCAAATAGAGTAACATTAACAGCTAAATTAGGCCAACAGATTAAAAATGAAGATACACAAAAAGTATCTGTAGGAAGTTCGCCAACAATTAGAACGGATGGATTAAATTGGTACACCGTTTAATTTTAATATTACTATTGCCTATAATAATTATAGCCTCTGATTTTGCAGAGGTTACAATAGTTGATCAGATAACCGGAACCCCTGCAAAGGTTACGAGTGACAGCGCTTTGTATGTTACTTCCAACGGTGACACGTCTTTTGTTAAAATCGCTGACACTGCACAAGTCATAGTGATGGATACTGTAAGAACTTATGCTATAGATTATAAGTTAGAAATTGCAGCGGGAAGAATACCAAATACTTATTGTGATAAGAAATTTGGCAGAACAACAAACGCAGATTTAAACACAAAAACCGATGTATGGGACGGTGCGAATAGTACCGATAATATAGATATTTGGATTGCACCAACTCAAGCCCGAATACATGCAATCACATCAACGTCAACAAATGATAGCGTGACAGGTACAGGAGCCAGAACAATACAAGTTTATGGGCTGGTCGATTGGGACACTAAGGAAACTTCTGAAGTTGTAAATATGGATGGTATAACGGGGCCAAATACTGTAAATAGTTATGTTATTGTACATAGAATGAAAGTTTTAACAAAAGGCACAGCGGGGCCAAATGTCGGATATGTCAAGGCAACGGCAGCAACAGACGCAACAGTGACGGCACAATTTAACCCGTTAGAAGGTCAAACCAAAATGGCAATCTATGGGATACCATCAACACAAACTGCATACATGACACAGTTTTATTATAGTATTCTTAAGTCAGGCGGTGGAACTATAGCAGTAGACTGTGACATGCTATACAATCCAGAGCCACAAACAGAGATTACAACTTTTTTAATAAAACATACAACTGCAAAACTATCAACCGGAACAAGTGATGGATCACCGCACCCTTTCAATCCTTACAATAAATTTACAGGGCCGGGAATATTAAAATTGCAAGTGATTTCAAGTCAGAATGATATGGATGTTTCAGCGGGTTTTGATCTTATATTAGAGGATAATTAAAAATGCCACCAGTATCAACTTTAAAACAAAAGACGGGTTTAAATAGACCACAGAATTTACCATTTTTGCAGAATGACCAATTATTGCAACCCGTACCACCACAGGAAGTACAACAAGCGCCACCACAGCCAGCCAATACACTAGGACAAGCTCAAACATTGGCAGGACAAGCCGCGCAACCTGATAAGACACTTGGCATAGTAGAACGTCAGGCGCAACAATTAATTCAGCAGCCGCAGCCAATTATTACAGATCAAAATGTACAATCTCAATTAGACAAAGGAGCGCGCTTAAGGGGTGAAGGTTTTAAACAGTTTAGACAGGGAGCCGCTGACACTTCAGGCACAAGAGGAACCAGAGAGGCCGCTTTTAATCTTGCATTGAGAGGCGCACAAGAACAGACCGATTTAGAGCAACAACTAAAACAGAATCAGACTATTACAAATAGACAGGCACAGATTGAGAATTTAAACTTAGGTCAAGACGTGGCCCGTACAAAATCAGGATTAAGAACAGAGGCAATAAATAGACTGTTAGGAACCAGAGCGGCGGAACAAGGAACAGAGCAAATTGCCAGCTCTGAAAGGCTCGGATTCGCACAGATTGCCAGCGGTGAAAAATTAGCAGCGTTAGACAATGAAACAAAAGTAATACTTACTGAATTAGGTGGGAAAATACAGGCTGGCCAGCAATTAGCAGATCAAGATTTTGCAAGAGTTGAGGAAGCATTAAACAGGGCGCATGAACAGGCTTTAGCAGATGGGAACAATGAACTTGCAAGAGATATAGAGAAAATGAGAGGGGATCTACAAAGAGAAGGTTTTGCATCAAGTGAGAAAGTCGCATTTGCCAGAATTGCAAGTGATGAGATAATGCAGGGTGTTGGTATTGACGCTCAAGAGGCATTAGTAGAGCTTAAAGGGCTTATAGATTCAGGGGCGCAATTATCCGACCAAGACTTTCAACGGACAGAAACAGCACTAAACAGAGCATTACAACAGGCTTTAGCTGATGGTGATGATAGGCTTGCAAGAGATATTGAAACATTGCGCGGTAATTTAGCTCGTGAAGGTTTTGCAAGTTCTGAAAAAGTGGCATTTGCAAGAATAGCCAGTGATGAAAACATGCAGCAGGTAGGAATTGATGCACAAAACGAGCTTACAGAGTTAAAAGGTCGTATCGATTCAGGTTTATTAATCCAGAGCCAGGACTTTGAAGGAGCACAAAGCGCACTTGACAGGGACTTGCAAACCGCAATAAGCAATAATGATAATGCAACAAGATTAACCATTGAAAATATGCAGGCTGATTTAGCTAAAGAGATGCAAAAAGCTGACCTTAGTTACAGGAGGACAGAGGGCGTATTAAGTAGAATCCACAGTACAAATGAACGTATAGGGCAAAATGAATTTGCCAGGATGGAAAATTTACTTGATCGCAGACAACAAACAGCAGAAGCAACAAAAGATAGAGATTTAACTAAGCAGATTGAATCCGACCGGGCACAACTGCAGCTGAAATTGCAAACTAATGATATGAGTCATGACGAGAAAATAACTCTTATGGATGCAGAGATTGCAACGGCAAAGGCTGATGACGATGTTGGCAGGCAGCAAGAGCTTATGAAGTTTTCTCATGGTCAGGAAATGGCCAAAATTGCAAATGAACAAGGCTTTCAAAAGTCACTAACCTATCTTAATGACAAGTTACTTGTTGCCAGAGAAGAAGAGGATTTTTACAGAACAAAAGTATTAACAAATATGCAGTTTGACCAGGAAATGAAATTGCATCAAAGTATATCTGCGGTTGATCAGGCAAAAATTGAAATGCAACAGCAAGGATTAGATATTGCACAATTTGAATCAAATATAGCAGAACTAAAAGACGCCGTTTTGAGTGGTAGACTCGATCCAAGCGTATTGACCAATTATCAACAGACTGTTATGGCTAGCAGCCTGCCGGATGGGTTTGAGTTTACAGAGCCGGATCAAGGTGCATTACACGATGCATTAGCAGCCGACTATGTGAACCAGCAATTCCAATGGGCGCTAACTATTGGAGACGCTGATGGAGATGGTAAGCTTGACGCAGGAACATACGAAATTGACGAAGATGGGAACGAGCGTTTTGTCGGTTTAAACAATGAGAACCAAACAGCCTTTGGAAACCACTTGGCAGAAACTATTTATAATGTAGAGGGTGGGAGCGTTTTAGCTAACAAGAGAACAGATATTAAAGCCACTGGAGACTATAACGAGCTTGCAACAAATGATGAATTGTATCAAAGCTTTTTACAAGACATTACAGTTCCAAGAGTCGGAAACGATCCAAGGAACCACCATGTAAATAATAGAGAATGGGGATTTGTAGAAAGATTTAAGGGTGACGGTGGCAAGGCACGATCTACATATAGCATGTTTGAAAAAGGCGGGTTTGTAAACATTGATGGAACTCTTTTGTATGTTGATTCTATAAGCAGATCAAGCCAAGCGGGTGACGATGACACAAACTATGTTTTGACAAACCCAAGAACAAATGAAACAGTAACTATCACAGCATCAGACAGAAACGATAATAGAAGACAAGATCTAAGTCGCGTATTAACACCTGAAGAAGCAGAGATAAGTGGAAGTGTTTTTGATTTTTTCCATATACCAAACCCAACGGAATAAATTATGCCAGTAGGAACAGTATTAACAGTAATAGGTTTGATTGCCTCTTTAGCGGCAAAAGGGACACAGGCAGGCGTGTCTGCATCAAGAGCAAGGCGTCAATTAATTATAGATCAGCAAGAGGCAGAAAAAACGGCAGAACAGAAAAGGGAAATTGACCAACAAAGATCCAGAAGTACTAATTTAGGAACTCTTGGAAGCCAAGCACAAAAGAGAATCGGCGCAACCCAAGCCTCAAGAGAGGGGATAGGAAAAGGACGCGCAAAAACACCAACACTCGGAGCACCACAGGCAGCACCACAAGCGCCGACGATATCGGCAGGGGATGCAGCAGGACTTGCCGGTGCGACTGTCGGTGGATCACAATCAAGCAACGCAGGCCCAACAGCTATACAAGGAATCTCGGCCGTCGCTGATGTGGCAGGCGGTGTCGTATCTGGACTTGGACAGGCAAAAGCTGACCAATTGCAAAACTCAAGAGCCGAAGAAATCGCAGCATTGAGAGATGAAGAGTTTAGAAAAGCAAAGGCTCAGATAACAAGAGATGCAAATATCCAGGGCTTAGATTTTCAGCAACAATCTTTAGCTCTACCATCAAGAACAGCACGAGAAAATAATAGTTCAACTCAAGACTTTGCTTCAATTCTAAGAAATTTGGGTTCAAGTCAATTCCAACCAACAAGAAGGGCTGCATAATGACAGTTAGGAATTTAGGAGGGCGTTCAACCGCTGGGTTATCTATTGCATCTGGTGTTTTGGGTGGTGTTAGTCAGGCTGCAACGGGTTTGGGTTCTTTCTTTGAAAAGAAAGAGGAGCGAGAAAGACGAAAGCCTTTCGAAGATCTGCGACTCAGAGAACAGACCGCAAGAACAAAAGGCGCAGAGTCAACACTTGCTGCTGATCAAGCACAGTCAGAAGCTACCGCAGAAACTAAACGACAGATTGCAGAAATATACAAAACAAAGTTTGGTTTTAGTGATGAAGACGCAGAGTTTGAGGCTGATTTTGCTGATAAGTCAGACGCAAAAAATACCATGATTATTGATGCTATTGACGATGAGGACTTGATAGAAAAAACCAAAACTCCTGAAGGTTCCAGAGCTGTTTTGGAAGAGATTGGAGCGCTCGAAGATTCGTCTCGTGGTGAGCAAATAAGAAACTCAATGCCGGAAGACGCGAAAGCAATCATCGCTGAAATAATGGCCGGCGCATCAAAAGAGGTTGAAGTTCCTGAAATTCCAACACCTGACGAAATCGCGGCAGATGGAGTATTGAAGCCAGGACAACAAGCGGCAGAAGCGCCAACAACATCGGTATTTAGGCCTAATACGGCTGGAGAACTTTCAAAGGTAGAGCCAGAACAAGAACCTGAAGAAGTACAAACAGCCAGAAAATTAAAGGTTATTTTTGATCAAGCTGCGGACAATCCAGCATTTAAAAATCAAGCGGCTAACAACCAAAAAATAATTGACGATTTTGAATCCGGCAAAGCATCCATTGCAGCCGGGGAAGAGAAAGAGCGTATACGGCTGGAAGAGAAAGGTGACAAGACTGAAGCTGCCAAGCTTCTTGCTGATGCAAAAGTAGAAGAGTCTCGATTAAAAAGAGAATTTGATAGAGAAGATACTGCAATAAAAAACCAGTATTTAAAAGATTTAGCAGAGGCAAAAGCAAAAGACCCAAGTCAGAAGAAAGTCTCTGTCCCAATTGTAACAGGCATAACAGAAACAGGGGCGGCTTTAGTTAGATTTAAGCAACTAAGAAAACTTTTGAAAGAAAATAAGGTTGGGGTATTTGAAAGAGGGCTGCCTCTTATTGGTGGTTTTACCAATCCAGAAGTTGAAAGTGCAATGTCTTATCTAAAAAATAGATTAGGCCGTAAAGATTCAGGGGCAGCAATTAGCGCAGGAGAATGGAAAGTATTTGAAAAGTTAATATTAGATACTAAAAATTTAACTTCTGAAAAAGGGCGCATTGTTGCTCTTGCAAAAATAGATCAGCATATAGAAGACTTTGGTATATTTGGCACAGAGCTATCTAAGGGTGATGAGGATTGGTTTGAGAAGTATCAAAAGACAGCAAGCAACGCGCGAAAGAATATAGTCGGTGATGACGATATTAAAAAAGAAACAGTGGAAACCGAAACAAGTTTTTCTAAAGAAGATGAAACCAGACTTGAAGAACTTGAAAGAAAAGCCTTAGAAGGGACTATTCAATAATGCCACTAACAGAACAAGAAGAGTTAGAACTTCTCAGGCTCAGAAAAAGAAAATCTTTAGCGTTACAATCTGAACCAGAAAAGAAAAGCCTTCTTCAAAAAACGGGCGACCTTATAGTCAGTGGTGCTAAAAACACGGGTCAATTTTTTAAGGACTTTAAGGAGGAGCCGCTTGCCTCTACAGGTGGCTTATTAACTGGAATTGGTGAGGGTATAGGGAAAACAGGTGCAGGACTCATCCCAAAGCCAAAGGAGAATTTAAACTTACAATCTTTGATTACCGGTGAGCCTACAAAACCAAAAATAAGACCAACTACAAATATCGGATCTCTGACTTCTCTTGATGTTCGCGGTGGGGCATTTAGGCCACCAAAGAAAACAGAGCGAAAACCATTCACACCAGAAGCTGAGGCTGCATTTCAAAGGAAGCGGCCTGTAGGGGAATTTGCAGCTAAGACCGGATTAGGGATTGCGGCAACCACTCTTATTCCTGGTGGAAAAGAATTAGGCACACTTGGGAAAATCGGTATAAATCTTGCAAAAGGCGCAGCGGCTAACATTCCATTTGCAGCCTCTGCACTTGAAGAAGGTGGCACAGAGGGACTAATACGAGACGTTGCGCTAAATACTGCAATAGACCTTGCAACTCTCGGTATCGCAAAAGCTGTGCCAGGAATCAAGAGCGCTATAATTAAGAAATTTGGTAAAGAGGTTACAGAAGAAGTAGCAGAGAAACTTGCCAAGGAAGCATTTGAAAAAGTACAAAAAGGAGCATTCGATAAGAGTGTTGACGGTGTTGGAAAACTTGATAAAATTATTGATAAAGGCATCAGTAAAGGTGTCAAGCCAGATTTTCCAGGAAAAAAGGATTTTACAAAAAGAGTTGGATTTAATAAAAAATCCAATGATGCGGTAAAGGTAATCGCAGAAAACAAAGATTTGATAAAAATAACTAATGATGTTGGTGAGGCCATACCTTATCCAAAATCAGCAGGTGATATGGCAAGTGCTATACAACAGGCTAAAAAAATTGTATTTGATCAATACTACAGCCTAACAAAAGAAGCAGGACAAGGTGGTGCAAAGTTTAATATATCAAACGTAAACGAGCAGTTAGAGAAATGGTCTAAGGATCTTGGTAACTCACCAGAGGTTAGAGAATACGCAAAAAAAATAAAAGGCGATTTGGTCGAATTGCATGGGCAATCGCCACAAATTATAGAGAGAAGGATTTCAGATTTAAACAGTTCTTTAGCTGGGTTTTATGATGGTAGAGCAACAAAAGCCAAGGCACAGATTGACGCATCTATCGCAAGCGTTATGCGTCAAGACCTTGACGATATTATTACAAATGCTACTGGGACACAGTATTCTCCTATAAAAGCAAAGTACGCAGCTTTAAAAACCATAGAAAAAGACGTTAATAAACGGGCCGTTGTAAATGCAAGGCGCGCAAAGGTTGGTCTTATTGATATGACCGACTTATTTACAGGTGGAGATATAGCGGCAGGACTACTAACCGCAAACCCTGCGTTGTTAACTAAGGGAGTTGCTGGAAAAGGCATAAAAGAAGTCTTTAAGGCTCTTAATGATCCTGATAGGGCAATTGCCAAGATGTTTAAACAAGCCTATGGGCATGTTGATAAGTTTAATGAGGGAATTCTAAAGTCGCAAAAGAAGAACCTTGGAACATTAAAATCATTATAGGAGCTTTATAATGGACGCTCAATTTATAGAATTTTTAAAAGCAAACTATTTAATTATTATCATAGTAGTAATGGTCGTTTTTAGACTGTGGGAAGTAAAAATAAAATTGTCTCCTAAAAAAGAAGATGATATACTTTTTGACATGATCGCGGCACCAATTTACAACCCCTTAAAGAAGTTTGTAAAATCCTTTATCAATAACAAATTGCCAGGAGTTTTGAAAAATGAATCTAAAAAGTAGTATTATTCTATTCCTATTTTTGGCTATGTCCTGCACCAAAGAGATAACAAAAATACAAGTAGTAGAAAAGCCCGTTATAAAAACTATGATTATGTATGACACTGTGGTAGCAATTGAAAAAGAGTTTGTTGATTGTGAACCAGCCCCGGTGAATGTAACTGTGTATTTCAGCTTTGATAGTTACGAATTATCACCAGAGGCAAAACACATACTTGATGTTGTTAGGAATCTACCAAC